TTCCTTCCATAACATCCCAATCGACTGGCTCCTCTGAGTTTATAAGACATGGACCTTGTAATAATTGTGGATCATCAGATGGTAATGCTATCTACACTGACCACAGTTATTGTTTTGTCTGTCATACTTACACAGATGAACAGAAAAACATAACACACATTCACATTAACTCTATTGTGCAGATCAAAGGCTCAGCCGAACGGTTGCAGAAACGCAAGATCAGTCAGAAAACTTGTGAGAAATTTAAAGTATATCGTGATGGAGATAAGCTAAGGTTTTACTATCACGATCCATCTGGCATTATAAAAGGTGCCAAGATAAAAACGAAAGACAAACAATTCACTTATGAAGGAGAAACACCTGGTACATTCTTTGGTCAACATTTATGGGGTAGTAGTGGTAAACGCATAATCATCACAGAAGGTGAGCTAGATTGTGTGTCTTATGCAGAGCTATTTCCAACTTGGCCTGTAGTATCATTACCTAGTGGTGCTGCATCAGCTAAGAAAGCAGTCCAGAAAAACCTGGAGTTCCTTCAAGGTTACAGTGAAATCGTACTTTGGTTCGATGCAGATGAAGCCGGTCAGAAGGCTTCTGAAGAGGCTGCGAGTGTATTGCCACCTGGTAAGGCTTACATCGCCCGTCTAGAGGCTTACAAAGACCTCTCAGACGCTTTACAGGCTAACGATTACAAGGCTATTGATGATGCATTCTTTAAACGTAAGGAATTTAGACCTGATGGTATTGTAGATGCTAGATCTTTACTTGAATTAGTTACCACACCACAACCACCAGCTGATTATGACTATCCATTTCAAGGATTACAATCAAAGCTTCACGGGATTCGGAGAGGCGAGCTTGTCACAATTACTAGCGGATCAGGCCAAGGAAAGTCGTCCGTGTGTAGAGACTTGGCTGCTCACTTGTTATCGAACGGAGAACGGGTTGGATACTTGGCACTTGAAGAGTCAAACCGCCGTACAGCTTTAGGCTTGATGTCTGCTGCTGTAGGTAATAACCTAGCATTAGGTGAACATACCCATGATGAACTTACGAAAGCATTTGACGCTAGTATTAATCAATGGAACCTTTATCTTTTTGATGGGTTTGGTAGCTTTGATCCTGATATTATTTATAACAGGATAGAATACCTAGCCTCAGGTCTTGATTGTAAGATTATCTTTCTCGATCACTTATCCATTCTTATGAGTGGATTAGATGGGGATGAGAGACGCATGATAGATCAAACGATGACACGCTTACGTTCACTTGTTGAGCGCACTGGCATATCATTATTTTTAGTATCACATTTAAAACGAGGATCATCCGATCAAAACCATGAAGAAGGTGCACGTGTTACACTCGGACAACTTAGAGGAAGTGCGGCAATCGCTCAGCTTAGCGATGCAGTTATTGGACTCGAAAGAAATCAACAGAGTGAAACTAAACACTCTGATACAGTTGTTAGAGTTCTCAAGAATCGCTACTCTGGGGAAACAGGCATTGCTTGTCGATTAAACTACAACCTATCCACTTGTAAATTCAATGAAACTACAACAACAGCAGAGTTCGACGCAACAACAGATTTCTAATCTTAAGCGTCCTAATCCTCCTACTGAAGAGGCAGTGAAACGTGCTAAGTTTGTTGATAAAACCTATCAATGGCATGGACGTTGAATGCTACTCTTTGATTTAGAAACAGACGGCCTATTAAATGATGCTACCAAAATCCACTGTCTTTGCATCTACGACACCGACACTGAAAAAACGATGGTCTTTAATGATCAATCGTTTACGTCAGCTACAGAGAGACCAGCGCCGGAGCCTATCGTTCGCGGTATCCAATACCTCGAAGACTCTAATTGTATTGTCGGTCATAACATTATTAATTATGACCTTAGCATTATCAATAAATTTTATCCATGGTTTAGACGTGTTGGTGATTGCTTGGACACTCTTTTGCTTAGCCGTCTTTACCACCCGAACCTGATAGAGATTGACAAACAAAAGAC